TACGAGGAGAGATAACGTCTGAGGAGTACGGCAACATGTTAGTAGGTCAGAGCTTGAGTCCTTTGGAGTTTTACTGTCCGAACGGCAAGCAGGAGGAGTATATCTCGGCGGTAGGTGCGGGCTGTCAGGAGGCTTGTGACAGCATGGGGATGCGTGGTGGTGTTCCGGTGGTACTGTTCACGGCAGCGAACGGATTAGGCAAGACGACAACGACGCTTCATATAATCATGAACATAATCTATGGTCAACAGAACGGCTGGTTTGATTACGAGGTATACCGTCATTATCCGTTTCCCAAGTTATGCTGGTATATAACGACGCCGAGTGCGATCAATAATGTAATCTTACCTGAGCTGGAGCGTCTGGCGAAGAAGGGGACATATACACTGAGCAAGGAAGGCAGTCAGACGGTGCGCAAGTGCAGCTTTGACAATGGCTGGAAGATAAACTTCTTTACGACGGAGCAAGATCCGATGCAGTTTGAGTCAGCGACAGTTGGTCTGATAGCGAGTGATGAGCCGACGCCTGAGCCGATATGGAAGGCATTAAAGTCAAGGCGCAGGAAGGGTTGTTTAACGCTTCTGCCTATGACGCCGCTGGATTGTGAGCCGTATATAGTGGATGAGGTACTGAGCAAGGCAGGCAATGGGAATGTTGTGCATCTGGAGGGTTCTGTTTATGACGCCTGTCAGGAGCGAGGGGTCAGGGGTCATTTAGCGAAGGATATAATAGACGCAATGGTATCGGACTATGATGCAGATGAGATAGAGGCGCGAGTTTATGGCAGGTTTATGTATTTCAGTGAGCGGATCTGGAGCACCTTTGACGAGAAGATTAGTATTGTTGAGCCGTCTGATTATCCGATAGACGAGAAAAGGGATATAATTATACAGGTAGTGGATCCGCATGATGGGCGCCCATGTGCGTGCATTTGGCTGGCGCTAAAGGACAATGGCAGGATAGTGGTATTCAACGAGACGCCGAAGGAAAACTCCAGACCGTTTTGGGAGATAAAGAAATACATAAGGTTAGAGGATGAGGTAGTGGACTGGAACGACATAGAGAACGACTTAGGATTCAAGCCGAGAAAGCGGATAATAGACAAGAGATTCGGGTTTCAGACGAGAGGTGGCAGGACAATAGCGAATATTTTATCAGACTCATGGGATAATATAGGGCACAGACAGAGCTATCTGCCGAGTTATAAAAACGACAGCGACATGGGCGAGATAGCATACGGACACCAGACGGTAAGGAAACACTTTCTGCCTATGGAGGATGGCGTTTCCGGTATTGTGATCTGGAACAGTTGCTATCATACGATAAACGGGGTCAAGCATTATGTCAGACAGCGACCGAGAACGCAGATCCAAATGCAGAAAACAAGCGAGGATATGAAGATCATAGAGAAATACAAGGATTTCAATGACTGTCTGCGTTACGGGGTGGTGGAATGTGATAATTTATTTAATATGTTGACAAACAAAGAGAAACGTGCAAAAAAGAAAATTAGGCGGAATTATTATAATGATCCGCTATTAGCAGTGTAGGTATTGCTATAACGGTATAGGAGGAACGATGGACACCTTCAGGAAGATGGCGGAGCAGAGAGAGCGAGAGGACTTCAATGTTGCAGAGTGGCAGGATAAGCTGACAAGGGCTCAGACTGCAAGGAATATGTGGGACAAAGACGCTCAGGACTGCCAGAAGATAAGAGACAACCAAATCCCGACCAGAGGGTCAATCAAGGGGGCAGGCAACTATTCAGATAAATTCTATGTAGATAACTGGATACAGAAATCAAACTATTGGAAAGTTTCAATGCTGATGGGTTATGATGTGTATTTTGATTTAAAATCACATAACGGGGTCAGGATTGACGACAATCGTGAGTTATTGGAGAATGAGATAAACTATGCGGCTGACATATTCAATATAATGAATCAGACAAGCCCTGTCATAAACGATTGGCTTTATTTCGGCTATGGTGTCAGCTATTTGCAATGGAACGCCAGAGCTATTGACCGGTATTGGAAAACAGGCAAGCCGGAGTTCAGGTATATAGACTGCCGTAATGTATGGATAGACGAAGGCTCAGATCAGCCGGACTGGTCTGATATAAGATGGATATTCGCTTTATCTTATGCAGATGTGAACGAGCTTAAAGAGATATTCCCTGAATACAGAGACAAGATTTCAGCGAGTATTACCAACGAGGGCAAGCCGACCAAAAACGATGGCTCAACCGATAAGACTGATGTTTATACCATACAGTATAAGAAACTATACAGAACGAGAAAGATTGAGCTGATAAACACCGCTACCGGTGAAAACGAGTTTTTCTTAAAGGATGACCTTGAAGAATGGCTTAAAGAGGGCAATATCCTGCCTGAAACAATAGAGATAAGTGACGAATTCGAGATTGACGAATATTGCTGGTTTCAGTTAATATACAGTTATTCGCTTAACCTTGTCCTATCCGAGCCTAAGTATTTAGGCAATAAACACTCATTCCAATTTTTGACAGCATACAGGACAGACTTTGATCCATATCCGAGAAGTATCACTTGGTATCTGAAGGACTTGCAGGAAATCAGCGTTATTGTTATGACTCTTTTGGTATTACAGGCGGCTAAGATGAACAAGCCTACACCAGTCTTAGAGTCAGGCGCTCTTGAAGATGAAGAGGAGTTCTATGATAACTACGACAAACTTGGCTATATTCCTGTTGTAAATCCTGAATGGAGGCAGCAGCACCCTAATCAGAAGCCATTTACCTTTGAAACAGCAGAGATGCGACCCGATATTCCCATTGCGCTTAATAACATGATTACCGATTCCATTAAAACATGGTCAGGTGCAATAGACTCAGCAAGAGGCGAGGCACAGTATTCAGGGCAGTCAGGTGCACAGACCGCACAGCTTCAGGCAGCGGCATCCATGTACACCAAACAGGATGAGATAAAGTGGCACAACTACCTAAGAGACATAGGTGATAAAATGCTGTCTGACGTTGCGTATTTCAGGAACTACGAGCATACAATCTTAGGCGTTGATAATCAGGGCAATGAAACGGAGCGAGTCGTTAACGCCGATAATACGAACCAGTTTGATTCACAGCTATACTATACTGTCCCGTTTGTTGATACGACACCAGAGATAATGAAACAGATGGAGAAAGACAGAGCTATTCAGCTTGCTGATAAAGGCTGGATGAGTCCGCTTGATGCAATGCGTATTAATGACATCCCGAACGCTGAATTGTTATATCAAAGAGCTTTAGAATCGCAGGGCATTTTACAGGTAGTTCAGCTGTTACAGCAGAATCCTGAGCTAATGCAGAGCATCCTGTCCGGCTCAGCAGAAATTGAAAATAAAAAAAGTGTTGACAACCAAAATGATAAAGGCTAAGGTTAACACAAAATAAAGCAAGAGGGCAATGCTGAGGCAACCCTAAAGGAGCTTAGAATGGAAAAGGAACAATTTGAGCAGAGCAACAATACTCTGGAAAACCAAGTCGAGAAGTTTGATTTTGAAGGTCATGAGGTCAATTTTGTCATTGACGAAGCGGGCAAGGCAAAGGTGGAAACGCCTGACGGCTTAACTCCAGAGCAGGAAGCTAAGTTTAAGCAGAACGTTCCGTCTCTTATGGCGGCTTTAAACAAAAAGAATCTTGATGGCAAAAAAGAACTGTCTGAAAAAGAACAGGAACTTGAGCTTGAGAGAGAGAAATTAAAGCTGGAACGAGAGAAATTGGAAGTGGAGCGTCAGCGTATCTATTCACAGCCAACCCAACAGTCAAATCCTGTCAAAGAATGTTTTGGTGTGGAAACGTGGGAGGATGTAAATGAATTATTTGTGTCCAATCCGGCCGCCTATCATTCAGGTATGGCGAAATACAGTAATTTACAGGCAGTGCAGAATGTTACTCCGAAGGTAGCGGAAATGGTTACAAGGCAAACCATTGAGGCAAGCGGTATAAACATTCAGGATGTTTTATCCTTGCAAAGCCATTACGGTATTCCGAGCTTACAGCAGGCACTTGATTTGTATAAGTCAATGAACATTAAACCTACAGGTGACAAGAAAAATCTTAGAGCTTCGGTTCAGGCAGAGGCAGTGGAAATCATGCCCAAAGGAACACTTAACAAAAAGCAACCGAGCGAAGAACAGAGAATTAAAGACTTAAAAGATAAGTTTATGAGAGTATAACTTCGTTATGGTTGCTGATAATAATAAAGATTTAAGAGGAAAATAAAATGGCAGCAACCACAGGAACAAGAGTAACCACTCAAACAGCACTGTTTAATGGAGTTAGCAGTCAAAGATTATTTGGGTTTGACGGGCTTATTGCAGAATTAGCACCAGATCAATCACCATTTTTAACGTTTTTAAACAGGCTTAGTCGGAAAACAATTAATGATCCTGATTACAAATACACCGAATACAGAGCCGCTTATCTTACAAGACCGTCGTTTTATGCAGCAGAGGCAGAGGCGATTACGGCTTTAGCAGCAGGCACTTCTTTTACGTTAGATATTACACCTACTATTGCGGGTACTGCAGCAAATGTCACAGGGTTAAAAGTAAATGATATTATTCAACTTGTAGTAAGAAGCAGCAGTTCGGAAACTTCTACCGTAGCAAATGCGCTTGTTACGGCTTTAACGGACGCATCATCACCATCTACCTTCCAAACCATTACCTGCACCTTGTTAACAGATAAACCTGGCTTTAATACGGTAGCACACACAACCGCCGCATCAGCCACCATTGGCTATGTCGTTGGCAATGCCTTTGGCGAGGGATCAGAAGCTGCAACGGCAGACTATGAGGCAGATGTAATAAAGTGGGCTTCTGCGGAGATCTCAAAAGAGAGATTCACTATTTCTGAAACACTAAGACGCTTAGTGCAGGCAGGGGATATTGATGAGGCGATGAAGCAATACAAGCGGGCTTTGGCAAGGCTTAAAGCTAAGGTTGAAAGAAAGTTCCTTTATGCTTCTTCAAGAGTGGGGAGCACAGTTACCGATCCTTTTTCAGCCCCATCTTCAGCCGTTACTAATGCAGCGGGCGATGTTGTAAGAACGTCAACTTCATTACTTCAGGCTTGTAAAATGTCACAAACTTTGACGGGCAGCTTGGCAACTGTTAATATAACTTCAAGCTCAACATTAGCCGCTCTTATGGCAGGAATGCAGCAGCAGTTTAAATATGGTAGCAGCACCAAATATGCCTTTGTAGGTGATGGATTTTTGTCGATGATTAATGCCCTTCTTTTTTCAGACACATTTACAAAACAGTTAAGCATGAACGCATCTATAAAAGACGAACAGTTTGGCATAAACATTAACAAACTTTACACTCCTTATGGAGAGTTAAACCTTGTAAGAGACAAAACAATGACTCAGGATGGTATCTATACCAATACTATGTTTGTTGTTGATCCAGAAAACATTGACCTGTTAATGTATCGTGACGTTGATTTATATGACTTGCCATCAACTAAAGATATTGAGGACAAAGAGTTCCGTTGTGAAATGGGATTATGCGTAAAGCTTCCAGAAACACATGGATTTTGGTATATGGCATAACAAATATAAGGGAGGGGCAACCACCCCTTCCTTTTTTTTGATGGGAGATTAAAAATGATGTTTAGGACAAAAGACGGATATGGTTCTCTTGTTTGTGGATATGCATTTAATTATGGCATCTTTTTTACAGAGGACGAGAATGTTGCAAAAGAGCTAAGAAAAAATCGCAATGTAATAGAGGTAATAGACGAAGAAAAAGCGCCTGATCCTGTTGTTACACCTGAAAAACAAAAAGCAAAAGCAAAACGGGGTAAATAAAAAATGAATGCCAGCACCATTTATCTGAATGTATAAAAATAAGTTTTTCTTCAATGTTTGCTATTGCCATCAAATCTAATTTTATATATTCATCAATACCTAATACTGAATCAAAATTTGAATCGAATAGGTTTATCTTAATCATTGCATCCACATAATAACAGTTATTTCTGTTATCAATCTTTACTTCCCAAGCATTGTCATAGTCAACCAAAAAGCCTGATTCTGTGCTTGCGTTTCCTAAAACAACCGTATCATCATTAAATATAATTACATCATCGGCAGTTCCGGCAATGTCTCTTTCGTAGCTTGCCACGATATCTGTTGACGTATAGGCATCCGTTACCGTTATCTCTGTCGCATTATTTGGGATTGGAAATTCACCAACGAACCTGAAATCTGTTACTGGGATGTTCCCTTCAGAATACCCAACAAACCGCCTATAAAGATATTTCTTTTTTGCCCGATTGTTAGACACATTCAAGGTTAATGAAATTTTCTCTGTCTTTCCAGAAAGCAGATTATCCATCTCAAACACAGTTGAGTTCATTTCACCACGCTTTAAACCCTGCATATCAGAAAGCGATAATATCGGTGATGGATTGCTTTCCTCGCCAAACTCATTTACGTCTGTATGGATATATTGAACTATCACGCCCATTGGCAAGTCTGTCCCTGATGTAGCGGTCTCGCTTGCATATAAATTTAAATAGGAAGCCATATCCTCAGGTGAAATTAAGCCTATGTTATCAATAAGTAATACGCCATCTTCGTCTATTATAATTCTTCTGACATTCTTTGTGCTATCCTGTCCGTCAACGAACACAAACTGACTCGGTGATGCTGCGGTAAATAGCTTTGTTCCGTTTATTGTGGCTGTTGTAGTCCCGTATAAGTTCCACTTAGATGAGGCATAATAACAAAAATAAAGAGTATTCCCTTTTACAACAATCATATTGTCGTTACTGCTTGCCAATTCAAACCTGTTGCTTGACCGCCAGTTATAGATTTTAGTCGTTCCATGAAATGTGTTATAGTCACCCGCTGTAATTGCTTTTAACTCCTGACCTGATGCTGTTGTCCATGAATAATTAGCAAGCATTGTGATGGTATGCGGCGCGGTTATAGTATCAACCGTTCCGATTGAAACACCACCAAGCAAAAGAACCCTGCCGACAAGTGCGGAAGTGACTGTTGACGTTGTTGTAACTGTTTTGCTACCGTTTGTTAATACGCAGCCACTTAATGACATATATGACATAAACAGGTCTAAGTCATACTCGTTACGTATTCTAACACCATCAAATTTTATGTTTTCCATATAGCTTGCTTTATTCTCGTCAAGCATAGTCTCGGGTATATTCTGAAACATCCCTTCAGTAAAAGTATAAACCTTTTCCATTTTACCGCCTAAGCGTTTATTTCAGCATAAAGCGTTTTAATTGCCATATCTTCAGCTTTATCTAAGAATGAGTTTGTGAAGTAGTTATTCAATTCAAGCGGTGTCGGTGATGCATCTTTGAATACCTGTATAAACCTGACAGACAACTCCCACGATACACCTGTTAAGCCAACAAGATAAAGAGTTCCTTTTTTGAAATAGTAGGCTGTGGTTATAAACGCAGACAGATAGTCGATATGCTCATACTCGGTATTTGAGATCATGTCATATATCGCATCATCTACAATAACAGATAATATCTTCAACACCTCAACGGCATTTGAGCCGGTTATATCATTAACCGATATTTTGTCCTCTGTTATGGTTTTATCGTAATTCTGTATAAGTCCAAAGTATTCAGATTCATCTGCATTACCTGACAGTATCAGGTTATTAAATGCGACAGAGATAACGGTAACGGATGCCTATACGTCAACAGATATCGTGGCA